TAGAAGCTAAAGAAGAAATGGTTATAGAAAAAATTGATGAAGCAATTGATGAGTTATCAGATTGCGACCATTCAGATTGTAAATAAGAAGAAGTATTATGGCAAAGACCTATTTAGCATTAACTAATGAATTATTAGTAGAACTTAATGAACCAGAACTTACAGCAATTTCTAGTGGAGTAGGAGTACAAAAACAAGTTTCAAACTGTGTAAACAGAGCTTACTCTGATATAGTAGATGCTGTTGATGATTGGTCATGGTTAAGTGCTGATGAACCTGATGACCCTTATTATGGAAATACTGTTATTGAAACAGAAGTCGGAAAAAGATGGTATTTATCAAAAGCTGGTTCTACAGGTGTAGATGGTGATTTTGATTCAGTAAATTGGGATATGTTTACTCTTGTAGATACTGCTTCACCTTATACAATTAATAAATTAGCTTTTACAACTTTAACAGTTTGGAGAAATAGCTACGCAAAAGCAGAAGAAGCTGATGCTAGAACTTCTCAATATGGAGTACCATTAAGAGTTATAAGAAGTTCTGATGGTAGAAGATTTGGGTTATCTCCTATACCTGATAAAGTTTATAATATACATTTCTTTGCATATAATAGACCAACTGCTTTATCTGCAGATACAGATGAAGTGGCATTTCCAGAACAATATAAAACAGTTTTATTAGCAAGAGCTAGATATTATATTTATCAATTTAAAGATAATATAGCTCAATCACAATTAGCATTAGATGAATACAAAAAAGGATTACAGTCAATGGCTGATAATTTAAATTCACCACAACCACAATATATGTCAGACGTAAGATTTACGTATTTGTTACCATAAGGAAAATTTAAATGCCAACACAAGGAGCTTCCATTACAGTTGCAGGAGGTTTAGATTTAGTTTCAAGTGCTCATGCATTATTTAGAACACCTGGAGCAGCAACTATTTTACAAAACTTTGAATCAGCTACAACAGGTGGCTATCGAAGAATAAATGGTTTTACAAAATGGGGTGGAGGAAGTTCAACCAGTCCAAGTGGTACAGTTACAGATGCTATAACAGGAATAGTTCCATATGCTAATGGAGTTATTGCTTGTCAAGGTAATAATATTTATTGGAGTACAGATGGTATTACTTGGCTTCAAATTAATAAAGATACTTATAAAAGTTTAACTGGTACAGTTGCAGTAACTGCAAGTTCAGCAGCAGTTGTTGGAACTGGAACATCATTTACAACTGAGTTAGCTGTAGATGATAGAGTAAAAATTAATAGTATTACATATAGAGTTTTATCTATTACCGATAATACAAATTTAACATTAGATATTGAAGTTGTATCTACTGTTAGTGGTCAAACTATTTATAGAAGTGGGATGACTTCTGCTGAAGTAGCAAGTGCTACAACAGTTGCAAGAACAAATCAAACTAATAATCAGTTTGCTAACTATGAATCAAAGGGTGCTTATGGAACTTTATATATTGTTGATAGTACCAATAAAGTAGCTGAATTTCAGATTACAACTTCAGGTGGAGTTAATACTTATTACTTTGAAGAACTACAAAGGTCAGCTCCAGTTAATCCTAAAAGATGTACTATCTTTTCAGAACGATTAGTTGTAGCTGGACAATCTGTATCAACAAGTACTGTTGCTTATAGTAGCCGCTTAAAACCTTATGATTTTGAAGCTACTGGTTCAGGAGCAATTGATGTTGGAGATATTATTGTAGGTATTAAAGTTTTTAGAAATACTCTTATTATATTTTGTAAAAATAGTATATTTGAGTTGACAAGTCTTGATTCTGACCCTATACTTAAATCTATAACTAAAAATATAGGTTGTATAGATGGAAATACAATTCAGGAAATTGGTGGAGATTTAATATTTTTAGCACCTGATGGATTAAGAACAGTTGCTGGAACAGCTAGAATTGCTGACGTTGAAATCGGTTCTGTTAGTAGAAAAATCTTACCTTTAATAAATGACCTTTTAGATAATATTGCTGATTATACTCTTTCAAGTATGGTTATTAGAGAACGAAGTCAATATAGATTATTTTACTTTCAATCAGGTCAAGCAGATGCAAGTCAAAAAGGAATTATAGGAACATTTAAATTTGATGAACAGGGAATCCCTGCTTTTGAATGGAGTAATACAAAAGGTTTAGTCGTTAAGACTTGTACTTCAGATTTAAATACTTCTAATGAAGAAGTGAAATTTAGTGCAGATGAAAGTGGATATGTTTATTTGCATGATAGTGGAAATAATTTTAATGGTGAAAATATTAGTGGAGTATTTCAAACACCAGATATGGATTATGGCGATAATGGTTTAAGAAAAAGTCTTTATGCTGTTAAAGCAAATATTAAACCAGAAGGAGTACAAGACGATTTAAAATTAAGAATTAGATATGATTTTGAATCTTCAGATGTTCCCCAACCTGGTGTATTTAGTGTTGGTACTTTAGCTGCTACATCTTTATATGGAGGTGCTGCATATGGAACAGGAACTTATGGTGCAGTAACTTTACCAAGTAAAAGAATGTTAGTAATAGGAAGTGGTTTTTCAAATAGTTTTAGATTTTATAGTAATGATACGAATGCTGCATATGCAGTTAATGGATTATTTGTATCATTTATAGCAGGAGGAAGAAGATAATATGGCAGGTTATGTACGACAAAGTTCAGCCGAAATAGCTGATGCTCTTACAATTGAAGCTGTTGATTTAAATAATGAATTTAATGATTTAGTAGCAGCTTTTAGTAATACTTCAGGACATAAACATGATGGCACAGCAGCCGAAGGTCCTGTTATTTCTGTCCTTGGAGATTCAGGTGTCGCTACACCATTAAATAAAATTTTAGTTGATACTGCAAATAAACATATAGAATTTTATACAGATGTAAGTTCTGCAGCAGTACAACAAGTAAGAATTCAAGATGGAGCAATCGTTCCAATTTTAACTAATGATATAGATTTAGGTACAGCTTCTTTAGAATTTAAAGATATACATATTGATGGAACTGCAAATATTGATACATTAGTTATTGGTACTTCAACTGGTGTTACATCTGTTGATACAGATTTAACTTCTGCTTCAGCAAGTGATGATACTTTAGCTTCTGCTAAAGCAATTAAAACTTATGTAGATTCAGTCCCTGTCGGAGACTTAACTGCTATTGTTGCAGGAAGTGGTTTAACTGGTACATCTTTATCAGGACCCATACCAACTCTAAATGTAATTGGTGGAACTGGTATAACTGCTAACGCAGACGATATAGCAATTGATGCAACAGTTACTACATTAATAGGTTCTCAAACTCTTACAAATAAAACTCTTACAACTCCAATTATTTCTAGTATTTCAAATACTGGAACAATAACTTTACCTACTTCAACAGATACATTAGTTGGTAAAGCTACTACAGATACTCTTACAAATAAAACATTAACAAGTCCAGTTCTTAATACAACAATTAGTGGAACAGCTTTTAAAGATGAAGATACTATGTCATCTGATTCAGCAACTGCTGTAGCTTCACAACAATCTATTAAAGCTTATGTTGATGCTAAACCTATTGGAGATATTACTTCAGTTGTTGCAGGTTCAGGTTTAACAGGTGGAGGAACAACAGGTGATGTTACTTTAAATGTTATTGGCGGAACAGGTATTACTGCAAATGCAGATGATATTGCAATTGATAGTAGTGTTGTTACATTAACTGGAACTCAAGCTTTATCAGCTAAAACATTAACTAGCCCAGTTTTAAATGGAACACTTAGTGGTACAGCATTTTTAGATGACGATACTTTAGCAGATGATTCTGCTATAGCAGTTGCATCTCAACAATCTATTAAAGCTTATGTAGATTCTCAAGCCCATTCTGTTACTCCAAGTAGTACAACTACATTTACAAATAAAACAATAGATGCAGATGGTACTGGAAATAATATTTCAAATATTGATAATGCAGATATTAAAGCTGCAGCAGGTATTGATGCAACAAAGATTGCAGATGGTTCAGTAAGTGATACAGAGTTTCAAAGACTAGATGGACTAACTTCAGATATTCAAACACAATTAGATTTAAAAGCAGCTTTAGCTTCTCCAGATTTAACTGGAAATCCTACAGCTCCTACACAATCAGCAAGTGATAACTCAACTAAACTTGCAACAACAGCTTATGTTGATGGTCAAGTTGCAACAGAAAATGAATTATCAGAATTAAATGATGTAATGATTGCAGGTATTGCAGATGCTAATTATTTAATATATGATAATGCTGCAAGTGTTTGGAAAAATAAAGCGATAAGTGGTGCTTTTACTTCTGATAATTTAGGAGTAACAACTTTATCTGCTTTAATAGATGCTACAAAAATAGCAGATGGAACTGTTACAAGTACAGAATTCCAGTATATTAATACTTTGGCTTCTAATGCACAGGACCAAATAGATACGAAAGCTTCAGCAGGTTTTGCTGTGGCTATGGCGATTGCTTTGTAGTTTACAACATGGCAAAAATATGGTATAATTAGGATAACAAATGGCTCAAAATTTTCAAAGAACCCTTAATCGAAATATCACTCTCTTAGCTTCTCCTCAAGAACTAAGAGCAGCTACTACAACAAATGATGCAATCATAGGTGTTAGATGTACTAATACTTCTGGTGTATCAGTAGATATTACTGTCTATGTAAAGAAAAGTTCAGTAAATTATTACATTATCAAAGATGCTCCCATCCCTACAGGTGGAAGTTTAGAATTAATTGATGGTGGTTCAAAAGTTGTACTACAAGATGGAGATTCAGTTGAAGCTTATGCTTCAGCAGCTACTTCAGTTGATATTATTTTAAGTGTTGTTGATTCAATAAGTACATAATAATTAATTAAGGAAAAATTAAATGGGATACATAGGTCCAATTCCTGCACAAGTACCTTTAACTTCATCAGATTTAGCTGATGGTATTGTTACATCTGCAAAAATAGCAGATTCAACTATAGATACAATAGATATTGCTGATTCAGCAGTTACTAAAGTTAAAACTACTGGAGTAGGAGGAGAAGTATCTACCTTAACAGATGCTTATAAGAATTATAATAATATTAATGCAGATTCAACTTTAACATTAGTTTCTACTAATAATTATTTTTTAGCAGGAGATGTTACAGTTGCAGATACATACACCTGGACTATTGGTGGAACAGGTAGTTTAACAATAATATAACACCAAAAATTTAACAACAAACAAAGGAAAAAACAATGGCAAGTAAAATAAAAGTTGACCAAATATTAGGAAGTACTGGTAGTACCATTACTGTCCCTACTGGTCAAACTCTTACGCTTACTGATGGTCTAGCAGTTGCTAGTTTACCAACAGTAACAGTTGCTAAAGGTGGAACGAACCTTACGTCATTTACAGCAGGAGATGTTTTATATGCCACAGGTTCAACTACATTAGCAAAATTAGCAAAAGGGACAGCAGAACAAGTTTTGGCTATGAACTCAGGAGCAACTGCTCCAGATTGGGGTTCAGTAGACTTAACAGTTTTGCCTACAATAACAGTTGCAAAAGGTGGAACAAATATCGCTAGTTTCACAGCAG